TTGCAAGTGTTTCACAGGTTAGAGAGTGGACATTTGAAATATCCAGAGAAGAAATAGATGTAACAACTATTGGTGGTACTCCAACACAATTTACTCCATTTAGAAAATATATTGCAGGTTTTGGTGATGGTACAGGTACTGCTACTGCTTATTTTACAAACGAAGATACAGCAATGGTAAACCGTATGGTTCAAGATGTATTGCAGAGACAGCAAGTAGGTGCAGCTATGAAACTATATATGGATCAAGTATTTACTGGTGGTTCTGTTAGTGATACGTTAAGTAGATTTATTGAGTTTGAAGCTACATTAACTGCTGCATCATTAAATGTTAACCCAGACGATGCACAGACAGTAAGCGTAGAATTTAGACCTGCTGTACAACCTACATTTGATTTCGCTACTACATAAATAGTTGAGTTTATTAGATAACTAGACTACAATGAGATAGTAATAATATTAATTTATGGCATCTACCAAAACTATGCGAGCAATAGATCGTTTGCGTAAGGCTGCTAATTTAGAAGCTACAAAAAAAGAAGTTACATTATCGGATGGAACTATATTTGAGATGTGGGTTACACCTCTTACCTTAGCTGAAAAAGAAAGAGCACAAAGAATGGCAAAATCTGATGATGCTAATGAGTTTGCTTTACGTTTATTGTTAACTAAAGCACAGGATGAAACAGGAGAAAAGTTATTTCAAATAGGTGAAATAGATGTTCTCAAAAATGAAGTAAGAGATTCTGACCTGCAAAAACTAATGTTAGCTATTATTCAGGAGGAAGAAGAACCTATCGACCCAAAAGACTAAGTGCTGAGCTGCGAAAAGATAATTTAATGATGTTGCAGTTTGGTATTGCTAAAGAATTAGGTATGAGTCTTGCTGATGTAAGAAAGATGACATTAGAAGAAGTGATTGGTTGGAGTGCTTATTTTCAAGTTTTAAATGAAAATCAAGAGAAAGAAATGGAAAAAGCTCGCAGACGTAGGTAGAATAGAAAAAAAATAAAAGTATTGTGGCTTCTGTTGACGGAAAAATTAATATTCTTGTAGATGGTCTAAGAAAGGTCAAAGAACTTAATAAAGAGTTAAACAGAACTTCACGTTCTATTGGTCAAATCAATAGACGAACAGTAAAAGCAGCAGTTGAAAAGGCACAAAAACAAGATAGAAGAAGAGGAGACAATTTTTTTACTAAACAACATATTCCTAGTTTAAATAATTTAAACAGAACATTAGGAAAAGCAGCCAGCAATTTTAATAAGGTTGACATTTCATCAGATAAAGCAAGAGTAGCTGCGGAACAGTTAGCTAAATCAGAAATGGCACTTAATGAAGTATTAAAAGAAAAAAATAGATTACTATCAGAAGCTCAAACAAAATTAAAGTTACAAAACCTTGACCCTAATGAATTAAGAGGTCAAAGCTCTGGACTTAATTTTGGAAGAAGAGGTGAGTTATTAAGAGGACCAGCAGGATCTAATAGATTAAGTTTAAGAAATTTGGGAAGACGATTTGATAAATCAAGTGCATTAATAGGTGGTGGTTTTCCTTTGCTATTTGGTGGAGGGCCATTACAAGCACTTGCTGGTGGCTTAGGTGGTGGTATTGGAGGAATGTTTGGCAAAATGGGTGGCTTTGCTGGTTCTATTGCTGCTACTGCTGCTGTTCAATCAATTCAGCAAACTGTTACTGCTATTGCTGATCTAGGAAAAACAATGGGTCCTTTTGTACAAGATACAAATGCTTTAGTAAATGCAATGGGACTTGCTGGAACAGCAGAAGGAGCAAGAATAAAAATAATAGAGCAACTTGAAGGCAAGCAAGCAGCTTTTAATGCTGCAATGCAAAAGATGAATGAAACAGTTGGAACAGAAGCGACTAAGAGGTTAAAAGATTTTGGAGAAAAAGCATCACTGGTTGGAAGTGAATTTAGAATTGCTATGACAAGGATGCAAGCATCATTAATACCAGTAATTAACTTAGTTGATAGATTATTTGGAATCTCTGCAAACGCTCAAAGGGCACAAAGAGAAAGAACTATAAAAAATAGCAAAGATGTAAATATTCGATCAAGAGTTGATGAAATTGAACAATTAAGAAGTCAAACAGGTGGTGGAAGGCAAGCAGTGAAGCGTAGAAATGACAGGATAAACCTTTTAAAAAAGGAATTAAAACTTAGAGCAGATGTAGAGATTATTGAAACTAATATACAAACAAAAGCAGATGAATTAACACTAGAGTTTGCACAACACGTTAAAAAAATTAAAGAAAAGGCTGATCTTGAAAAAGAAGTAGCAAAGTTAATGGCAGGTGGAATGAAACAATCTGTTGCAGAACAAATAGCACAAAATAATATACTGGCAGATCAAGCTCGTAAACGACTAGAAATAGAATTAGAAATTATAAAAGCAAGAATAAATGATCCTACTCTTACAAAAGATCAGTTATCCGCAGCAGTTGTTGAATTTAACAGGATAAAACAGATATTACTAGATATAGGAGTTGAACAGGATAAAATAAACAAATTAACGGAAGAGTATGGTAAAAAAGCTGGAAAAGTAAAAGTAACTAAAGAACAAATTACAAATTTATTAGCAAATGAAATGACAAATGCAATTATGGGGCTTATTGAAGGAACGAGAACACTTGGTGAATCACTGGCAAGTATTGCTAAGTCATTAGCAAATATGTTTCTTAATGCTGCATTTCAAAATATGTTTAATAATTTGTTTCCTGGACCTAAAAAGACTCAAGGCAAGCAAGGTTTATACAACAGAACTGGTGGATTTAAAGCTTTCCAGTATGGCGGTGTTGTAAATTCTCCAACTATGGGCATCATTGGTGAAGGTGGTGAATCAGAATACGTCATTCCAGCATCTAAGATGGATGGTGCGATGGCTAGATATTCAGCAGGTGCTAGGGGTGGTGCTGTTATTCCAGGTGGTAGCCATGAATCAGGTACAGTTGCAGGTGGATCTGGTAATACGATAGTTGAATATACAGGCCCAACATTAAACTTCAATGGTGATGAGTACGTTCCAAAATCTGCTGTGCCTGAGATTATTGGTGCTGCTGCAAAACGTGGTGCAGTAGCAGGTAGAGCACAAGTTATTGGATCGTTAAAAAATTCTAGAAGTCAACGTTCATCTCTTGGATTATGAGCCTTACAACTTTAGTTACTTTTGTTGAATTATTTAAAATAGATAGTAATAACAGAAGAATTTCAATAAATCGCTTACAAAATGCTAAAAGAGATCATAACAGAGATGTAAAAGATTCAAATAATACAATATTATTTAATGGTGAAAATTATCATTATTTACCTTTTATATATCAGGGAACAACTATAAATAAATCAGGAGATAATATTGAATCTAATTTAATAATGGGTAATCATCCATTAAGTATGAATAAAGCAAGAGAAGCCGTTATTAATAAATATTTTGTAGAAGTAAATGTATGTATTGCAGCTAATGATGATATTGATAATGTGACAAATATTTTAACAACAGATACATGGCTTGCTGCTTCTTTATCCTACGATCCAGAAGTTGTAGAAATTTTGTTAAGTAGTGCTATAGATTCTGTTGGTGTTAATGTACCAAGTTTAGTTTTAACTACTGATGTTGTTGGTAAACTACCCGTATCAAGTGATATTCAAAATAGATGAAGCCACATCAACTTATTGGTTTGCCTTATAGATTAGGTGCTGATCCTGTCAAACATCATGCAGTAGATTGTTTGTCCTTGGCTCGTACAGTTTTAAAGCATTATGGGATAAATTCCCCAGAACCTACAAGAGATTGGTACAGAAGAGTAAGAAAAAAAGATTTTGGAATATTTAAAGAAGAACTTGAAAAGTGGGGAAACGAGACAAAACAGTTTAATATAGGTACAGTTGCATTATGTAAATCTAATAATGGATTTGGTCTTGCTATTTACTATGAGGAAGGATGGATAAACTGCGGAGAATCGGAGGTGAGATGGAGTCCTTTAGACGGCCTGGAGGTCGTAGAGTGTTACTCCCCGCAGAAGTCGAATTATGTGAAACAGTAGGTATAACAGAAGATGAGTATTGGTATTTTGTAGAATTAACACAGGCATTTAACGGTAAAAGACCTAAAGAATATGATGAAATACCTTATGTTGTAAATGATTTTATTAGTGCATTTTTTACAGCAGTTCAAGCGGGTAACGCAGCAGCACAATTTGCTTTAGGTATTATTCTTTCTGTTGTTTCTGTTTTATTAGCACCAAAACCCAGACCACCAAAAACTCCTCCTAGTCTCACAACTGCTGGTCAAACAGGGCCAAAAAGATTTGCACCGCAAACAGGTTTTAATTCAGTACAAGAACTTGCAACACTAGGAGAAATTGTACCTTTAATATTTACAAAACAAGAAACTGAAGTTAAAGCAGGTTCCAGATTATATTATGGCGGTATTCGTGTTAATACAAGGCTTTTATGGTCACAAATGTTAAGCCTTGGTTCGGGGCAACAGTTAAAAGCTTTATTTATGATTGGTCTTGGTGATTTGTCATCTAAACCTGACTTTGCAGGTTATGCAATAGGTGATTTGTTACTTAAAAATTATTTACATAAAAAATTAGCTTTATATGTAAGGATAAAAGGTGGAAGGCCAGTAGAAGGAGTCAATAAAGAAACTGGTAATTTTAAATATACAGAAGGCACATTAGATAGAGAACGTACTCGACCACAAAATTCAGGTGACACTCATGGTCCTCCTTTTAACGATATTATTGCAGTTGATTGGGATCAAGGTGAAGGAGAAACAGATACTATTGTAAGCGGAACAAGATCACCTAATACGCAAGTGCAGTTTGGTGTTTATTCACCAATGCCCAATAGTATGAGATATAGACTTCCTTATGAATTAGTTTTAAAACAAAAAAATTTAAAAGATGATAATAAAAAAGATATAGATGTAAAAAGGAACAAATTAAGAACTGATTTCCCTAGATATGCTGCAATAGTAAAATATGATGGTAGTGGCGAAGATAACACTAGCCATAAAGTTGAAAAAGACAAAGATATACAATATACGATTGCAGATTTTGACCCTGAGATAGAATACCAAATTGTTGACAAATTTGAGCCTTGGGGTGTAGAAGATGTTAAATCTGCTGTTGACGCATCAAGAGAAGAAGCAGATGATGCTATTCAAATTGGTGAATCTTATTTAATAGGATCAGCTTTAGCTGTTTGTGTTAATAAAGAAAGACCAATGTGGACTCC